ATAGACACCATTTTTGCAGTTATATTGAATAAGTGTTTTTCCTGCTTTACTTGGAGTTGCCATTATTTTCTAATCCTCCTTTAATAATATCTATTATTCTTTCTTTATTTTGCTCAAAAGTCTTTCTTATGAATGGATGACCTTTTGAACCAAACTCTAATAAATTTGTGAGTGGTATTCCATAACCTTGCTCATTTTTACTACCAGTTGCTGAATTGCCAACATACCTAACACCTGTATATTTATCGGTTCGCAACCAACTTTCTTTTAATTTGCCTGTTCTAACAGGACTATTTGCTTCAAGCTGGTCAACCAAGAAATCTGCTGCTGCATCAAGTGCTTCTTCTTTGTTTGCATATAGTTCTTCACTATATTCATCAAGTATGTCTTTTAATTCATCATATAGATTGAGTTGATGTCTACCACTCTTTGTTCGTCTAGCCATAATAATACACCGTTGTTGTGAATGTATGTTGTGTTGAATTGTTTGTTGCATCATATCCAATATTAAACTCTTGGAATGGAACTTCTTGTGCTTTGAGGTGTTGTCTAATAAGTTTTTTGTTGATATTGTGTAAATCGTTTGTATCTTCTGCATATCCTTTTGAAATCAACATAATATCACAATCAGCACTGCGAATAAGACTTTTACCATCTCCATAAGTGCTTGTTGTGTCAGTTACTTGACTTCTTAATTGAATATAACTATCAGGCACATCGTTTGCTTCTTCGGTCATTGCTTCACGATAGATTTTAATTCCATCACTTTTCAATGTTCCATCAGAGTTAAACATTAAACCTCTTGTTATATCCCATAATGCATCAATAGGTTCTTCATTATATATCATTTTCTAAATACTCCTTTATTGCATTTTCAATATCTTTGTCATCCAAAACAGAAACATTTAATTTGCAATCTTTATCTTTTGATGCAGGAGCAATACTACTAATAACATATACTTTGCCATCAATATAAAGATATTTTTGGTCATTATAAAACATTCTATCAATAACTATCGAATATTGAAAAGTCATATTTTGTAACTGCGAAAGAATTTGAGTATTAACTCCAACTAATTCTTTACTTCCTATAATCTTTCTAGCATTTATAACTTTCTTAACTCGATTGCCTGTTTCATAGTCAACCTTGCTTTCAAAATCACACAATAAAATCAATTTCTTTTTGCTTATCATTTTACTCCTCCATTATTGAAGAGTTTGATACAGTATCACCTTTTGTCATGATTGACAACTTATTTCTTAAGAGTTCTATTGTTTTATCACCTGCAACATCAACACCATTCATTCTTTGTTCAGCATATAGAACGATTAGTGATTGACCAAGTTCGCTTTCAAGTTGTGTTTCTGAAATGTCATCACTTGATAAATCAGCATAAGCCATTTCAATAAATTGTTTATAATAACTATCTTCGGCAGTGCTTTCAACATCCATATCACCTATTGACTGTTTAAATTTTGCCAATAATTGCTTATATAGGTCATCACTAATCATTTTATGCCTCCCTTTTTTATTTATTAAGCCTCAGCTTCTTTTCCATAAACAAATGAATTAGGAACAGGAACAGCAGTAACCATCATGTGTGTTGTATAGGTTTTAATTCTCTTTTGGTTAGAAACATCAACACCAAGTTCCATAGGTTTATTAACATTTGCTTTATACCATTTTGAAACATTACCAATAACGAACTCACCTGCATTAAGATTTACATCCATTGCAACTGGGAATGCTGATAACCTTGAAAAGCCACCACCATTAAGAACAGGAAGAATATAATTCCCATTTTTATCTTTTGTGAATGTAATAGCATCGAAAATATTACTTGCAAGATAAATTTTTGCTCCCGCTCTTTTCTTCACAGGAAGTTTCTTAATAGCAGCTTCCAACGCAGCAAGATAATCTGTTGAACCATTAGCATAAGAACCATCTATAGCACCTTTAGTAATACCACTAACATGGTCACCAGTTCCACTTCCATAAATATAATCATTGATAAGCAATTCTCTCATTGACTGTCCAATAAGTTCAATCAGGTAGTTAGTAAATTCATCTATTGCCATTGCTTCTTCTTCAAATGTAATAACAATACTATCTGTATAGTTACCTGTTGCACCATTGAGAATATCCCATTTAACACTCTCATTTTCAGTATCAGAAAGTTCGGCTTTAACCTTTGCTCCTGATTTGCTAACCATGTAAGGGAATTTAACTTTGCCTTTAATAGCAGTTGTAACAATATCGTTATAGATTGGGCTGTCAACTGTATCTTCTCTCAAAATATCAAGCATAACTTCTTGTGGGATAAACAATCCACCATTGTTAATACCATCTTCGCCAGCTGATGGAGCTGTATATGTTTCAGATGTTGTAGTTGTTGCTACTCCCAATGCTCTATATTCAGCATCTGTAAGTGCAGCGTCTTTTCTTTGACCTTTTGTGCTTTCAAACAATACATATTTTGCGAAAGCAGTTCTAATGTCAACTTTTTTGTTTTCGTTTTCCATTATTTTAATCTCTCCTCTATTTCTATTTTCTTGTTCGGCTTTTTCTTCTGCCAATTTAATTTTTTCTTGAAGTTGAGAAATTTTATCTCTGATTTCCGTTGCTTCTTTTGTTGAAGATGCAATTTGTTCATCAGTAAAACTATCTCTATGTTCTTCAAGCTGTTTTTTGATTGCGTCTTTTCTTGCTTTTAAAGATGTCAACTCTAAATTCAAATCACGCAATTCTTGAATTCCACTAGTCATTTAACAGTTCCTCCAATTTTTTAATTTTTTGTTCTTTCTCTGCTTCTTCTCTTGCTTGTGCTTCTTCTCGTTCCTTTGCTTGTTTTTCTTGTTCTTCTTTTGTGCGTTGCTTTTGAACAATAACACTTGCTTCTTTATAAGCAGGGAATGGAGTAATCGTGACTTCAAACAATTCATCAATGTGAGTTATAGTTCTTGTCATTGTTGCTTCGTTCACTTCATCACTGCAAGTAAAACCAAAAGACATACCATCAACAATACCACTCTCAATCAAATTGTAAATATCTCTTGCGTGTTGAGTGTTAGGCAATTCACATTCAAAGAATAGTCCAGTATCATCAACTTCCATTCGCATATTTACATTATTACGACCAAGAACTTTGTCAGGTTCAATATTATGTCCTGTAATCAAGTATACATTCGTCAAATCAGTGCCATTCAATGCTGTTGGGAGTATCGTTTCTCGGATCTCACCATACCAAAAGTCATAAATGCTTGTTTCGGTATTAAACAGAATTGGATATCCACGCAATACTAACTTTTTTCCGCCTTCTTGCTTTTCATCAACTCTTGTTTCAATCTTACAGGTTCTATACTCACTGCGTTTGTTGACTTGTTCCATCATTAACCTCCTTTTGTTGATTTATATCATCAGTATTAGTTTGTTCGCTAATATCTGTTGATACCTGTTCAGGTGTCTGTCCAACCTTGCCAAGTTCATAATCATCTACTATTTCTATATTTACAAGGTCAGCACTTGTTCTATATACTTGCCCTAATCCATTTGGCAAAGGACTATAACCAAACTGCTCACGAACTTCATCTATGTTAAAGAACCCATTTCTTAAACCTGTTTGTGCCAATGAAGTCTTTGATGCCATAGTGGTTGTAAGTAGTGGCTGATAATCAAATTCAATTCTGTGACCAAAATAGTATTCATTTTCAGTAAATAATTTATTAGTAAATTCTTTCTCAAATTGCAATGCAAGTGGTTTTATTGTTGTATTAACAAACATTGCCATCTCAATTTCAGTTCCTTTATTGTTCATAATATTTTCGTTTATTCCAAAATAGTTATAAACAATATTGATTATAAGTTGCATAAGTGCTTGATTTACTTCATTCTCTGTCCAATTTATTGGTGTTACTGTCCACATTTTGTCAAAATAGACAAGACCTTGGACATTGTCAGCAAAGTTTGCTCTAACTGTTTCCATTGTTCCTTTTTTGTCTTTTTCTTTAAGCTGACCTTGTCCTGTCTGATTACTTTGAAGTATTGCTCTTGGTTTATTTGGATTAGCAACATTCACAATCTGCTCTGCTAAACTTTTAAGCACTGTTTCATAAAGACCAAGTTTGTTTTCTCCACTTCCAAATAAAGAGCAAAATCTACTGATATAAATAATATCATCTAAATCATATCTTTTTGTTGGATTGTTTTTTGCATCAAGAAATTGAACATAAGCATTTGATAAGTTGGTTGCCATTTCAATTCTAAAATACTGTGAAGGAATAACATATATACTTCTTAATGCTCCACTTTTAGTATCAAACAAAGGTTCAATAAAAACATTGTTGTCAAGCAATAATCTTGTTACTGCTTCTTTTATGAATTGTGTTCCATTTTGTGCTGGGTTTGGCTTATAAGTTAAAACCCTGACTGTTGGATCTTCTTTATAAACTGAATAACCACTTTTGTCAGTTACTCGATGATATATTGGCATCGAACTAAAAATATCACTAATCTTTTCAATGGCAGACCTTACTTCAGGAATATTATAGATTTGGTTTGCATAATTCCAAACAAAATATTGGTAATTCCCACCATAATAATTTTGTATAACACTACGAACTTCTGCACCTAAATCTTTCTTTTTCCGTCTGTTAAATGTCTTTTTAAAAAAATCTAAAACTCCCATTTAACACCCCATTTATTTTTCTATAACATATTTTTTATATGTTTGTCAAACAAATATGACATATTTTTTTAATTTTTTTCTGTTTTTTCTTCAAACAAGTATCCAATAGTTCCATCTTGATATATTTCTTTTGCTCTTTTATATGCAACTTCACTATTAAATAGACCAATACAACCATCAATATGTCCTGTTGATTTTAACTTTGAAACTGACAATTTATTATCATTATCAGCAGTAACCTTAACATTCCAAAAGCAATAAGGCAATAATTTATTATTTTTATCAACAACATATTTCCCAAGTTCAAACAATGTCCTTGATAATCTTATTGCTTCATCAAGCCCTTTCCCTTGATAGCAAGGTGTAAGCACTCCATCATCTCTGCTTTCAACACGATTATTTTTATCAAATTCGACTTTCTCGTGAGCAAAACCATTTTCAACCATATCAGCAATCCAATAATTTGCCATTGCTTTATCATAGCCGATTTTTAAAAAGTTTATCTTATAATTATCTCTCAAATCAACGAACCATCTTGTTACTGCTTTATAATCAACTGTTGTTCCTTGTGTCACTATAACCAAATGAGCAGTGATTTCATTTTCTGTATTCATATCAACAAATATCTTATAATCTTGTCGGTCTTTCTTGCTGTTTCGTTCCATACACTCACTAGCAACAAAATAAGCTTGTAAAATAATTGATTTTCCATTTTCAAGTAATATTTTAGCAGTAGCATTGCAAAGGTCAGTAGTAGATGCAAGGTCAACTCCACCTGTTGCATAAGTATCATAGAACATATCTTTTGTAATTTCTTGCATACAATTCTTTATGTCAATCAAGTTATAAAACGATGACACTGCTCCAACTTGTCTATTCAAATGTTTGCTTATAAAAGTATTTCGCATTATAGGGTCATCTTTCATTGACTGCCATTGCTCTTCCAAGAACTTCATTGTTGGTCTGCCTTCATACATAGCAGGATTTGCTTTTATCCAGCATTTCGTGTCAGTAATATCATCTTCATCGTCAATGCCATACATCAAAGCAAATATTCTATCATTTTTACCAAGTTTTTGCTTTTGTAAGAACTTTCTATTTCTTTCAAGTATGCTTTCATACAAACTTTCAGGAGTGATACCTGCTGATGAAATAACAATCATCATTGGTTGCTTTCTTGCGCCCATGCCTGACTTTAAAGCATTGTATTGGTTAAAGTTTGTGATTTCGTGAACTTCGTTTGCAACTGCGAATGATGGATTCGCTCCATCTTTACCTTTTATTCTACCACTCAAATATTCAAGTTTGCCATCATTGACTTTGCACAGAATTTGTTTTTTCTCTTTGCTACCAACTTTTTTAAACAATCTATCAAGTGGTGGATTTTTAATTTCCTTTTCAACAATTTCAAAAGTTCGCAATGATTGTTGACTATTCTCCGCAACTATTTGTCCCCACGCACTCGGTTCTTTGTCTAGTCCTAAAAAGTAGCAAATCAATGGTGCTATAAATGTGTCCTTTCCCCATTTACGAGCAACAAACAAATCTATTTCATTAAAGTATCTAATCCAGCAGTCATATTGTTTTGACCACTCTTTTATGCCAAGAATACAAGCAGCAATATATCTTTGTTCCATATTAAGAATAATTGGTTGTCCAGCAAGCACACCTTCACGATGTTTAAATAAACGACAAAATTTTTCAAATGCAACAGGGTCGGCTTGTTTATATGCAATTCCTTTTCTTGTTATCAGTTCTTTAATTTGCCTTATGTTATTCTTAACATCTTTGTTAAAATCAAGTGGATGCTTTTCAACATAAGAGATATAGTCCTGTATCCAACTTAACATACTTACTCCTCATCATCACTTCTATTCATTATGCTCGC